CCGCGCTTAGCAGGAACATAACGGCTTTTTTCATTGTCTGCTCTTTCTCTGTCGCAATGCCATGGTTCGGCTGGAATCTATTCGTTAGAATTCCACGGCTGGGTCTTGTGGGATTTCCACGGTATAGCGTTGCCCGTTGATGGTGGCGGCCGCGCTTTCCACCTGAACTTTCTTCGCGGTGGGTTGCCGTTCCGCTTCCATGGCGACGTATGCGGTGACGATGCCTGTCTTGCCGGGCTCCACACTGGCATTGTTGCTCATCGACATGCTGTCCACGACATTGTCGTTCGCGTCGAGGTACCGGAAGTCGAGGATGATGTCGTCAAGGGTTTTGTTCGTGTCGTTGCGGACGATGTATTCGACCACGCGGGTGCCGCTTGTGTCGCGCACGTTCCTCTCCAGAATAGTCAGGCCCGAGCTGCCTTCGTTGGCCTGCGGCTTTAGTTCGTCCACCTGCTGCTGGAGCGTTTCCACTTGTCCGCTGAGCTCGTTGCGCTGCTCCGTCAGGGTCTGCGCCTTCGCCTCCGACTGTGAATAAGATTCGCGAAGATTATCGATGATCGGGGTGGTGTACAGGTACATGCCGCCAATCCCGCCAGCGAGTCCGATGACCAGTCCGACGACCGCCGTGATGGCGATGATGGCGGGTATCGGAAGTTTCTTCGCTGCCGGGTGTGGTGCCGGAGATACAGTTTCCGGCTGTTCGTCTTGTGGTGCCGGTGGTTGTGCCGACATGGGTGCTGGCTCGGTCATTATTTCTTCTTTCTTCAGATGGCTACGCTATCGTGCAGCCATTGTTTGTATGCCTGGATTATCCAAGGCATTACGTTCATCTCTTTTGCCATGAGGGTTTCGTCTCCGTCGTATATGTTTTCGGCGGTCTGGTATTCCACTTGGCTTATGAGCATTCGGGCGGCTTCTATATCCGCTCGTTGTTCCGTGTAGCGGTCGGCGTGGCCTCCCCTGTCGCGGTGTTTGGCGTGGCTGATTTCGTGGGCCAGTACGCACCGGTATTGGGTTGGGGTGAGGTCGTCCGCTATGTAGATGGTCTCGGTGTTCGCGTCGTAGAGTCCTTGGTACCCGGTTTGCATCGGGGTGATGATGACTCTTTTCGCGTACCACCTGGCTTCCTGCTCTAGATCTGTCGTCACGGCAGCTCCTCGTATGCTTCCTGTTCGGCCTTGGTGTCGCCCGGCTTGGCCACCAGTGTTTGCATACGAGCAAACGCTTTCTTTGCAAGCTGAGCGTCAGATTCAATCTGAGCTTTTGCAGACGCCTCTTCAAGGATGAGGAATGGATCGCAGCCAAGTACCATCGCGATGGCGTCAATCTCTTCGGTGTTGAAACAGCGATCACCACGAATCTTGTTGTAGTAGCTGTTACGTCCGATACCGGTAGCTGCACAAAGGTCGTCTATCGTCATGTTGCGGTCACGACGTCGATTTTCGATAACCTCTATGACTCTTTGCGTGAAGAGTGATTCATATTTGCTCATGTGAAAGATTGTACCGTTTTCCGGTACGTTTGCAAAATTCGTACCGTTTTGGGTTGACAGTACGTACCGGATACGGTACTTTATAAAACATGCAAACAAACACACAGCTCTCCGCAACATCAATAGAACTGATTAGGGCAGTAAAGGCCGAGGCGGCGCGCTCGGGCGTGTCCACCCCAGAACTAGCCCGCCGAACTGGGCGCGACCGCAAATTCTTCTACGACCGCTTCCTATTCCTCAAAGCCTTTTCCACTGATGACCTCGACGCCATTGCCACAGCCCTCGGCATCACCGCCGCCGACATCATCAACTCGGCACGATTCGCAGCCGAAATGCACAACGCGAAGGCGGGTGCGTGATGGTTAGGACCTACCGGCTTGGCGGCGCGGAACGTGAGAGGGCCCGTGCGCTGATTCGTATTCTCGGCATCGACATGGATCGTGTCAGATGGTTGGACGGCCACCCGATGACGGTTCGCGTGTTTGATGACGGCAAATGCTGGGTCGAATACACGGGACTCGTCGTCTGCGACAAGGAAGACATCGATTTCTGTCTCCGTGGGCTCGAGCCCGTGGATGTCGGGCCGGGGTCTATAGGGACAGGATCCGGGAATGCCGGAACAGGATTCTTCGCGAGGATACGCGGATGTCTCTCGATTTCGAGGTCTCGACCATCGCGACGATGACGGTGCCGGACTCATGGCGCTTGAGCTTGGAGGCTCCACGGTATTCGACGATAGCGCCGCCAGTCGGCGTCACCCGAGTGTCTCGTTCGGTGAGCCACCCGTTGTTGCGCAGTATCCACCCGTCCCCATCCGTCTTCTCTACTCCCCAATCGGTCGAGAGGTACAGGCGTCGTTCCGCGTCGAAGGACAGCAGCAACGCCGTCAATCCCATCCAGTTGTCCGCCAGCCATTTCCACATGGCTCAGATTCTAGCCACAAAAAAATGCCGCCGATTGGAGCGGCGGCGAATGTCAGATTGAAAGAAGGTCCAAAATGACTGAATCCAATGTACAGCCCTTCGAGTTTCGGGGCAACCCGGTCGCCACGGTGACCACCGGGAACGGGACGGTGCTGTTCTGCGCGAAGCACGTCGCCACCGCACTCGGATACAAGCGCCCGGCCGATGCCGTTAAGCAGCATTGCAAGGGGTCGGTGATTCGCAGACCCCTTGAGACGGCCGGTGGAATCCAGCAGATGGTATTCATCACCGAAGGCGACGTGTACCGCCTCATCGCCAGCAGCAAGCTCACCAGCGCGGTCGAGTTCGAGCATTGGCTGTTCGACGAGGTAGTGCCCCAGATCCGTCGTACCGGCGGTTACATTCCCCAGGGCGAGACCCCGGAGGAGACGATGGCGCGCGCGGTGCTCATCGCGCAGAAGACCATCGAAGAACAACGGAAGCAGTTGGACGAGCAGAAGCCGAAGGTGTTGTTCGCGGACGCGGTGGCCACGAGCAAGAGGAGCATTCTGATCGGCGAATTGGCGAAGATCCTCAAACAGAACGGCGTGAAGACCGGCCAGAACCGGTTGTTCAAGCAATTGCGTGAGGACGGTTTCCTGATGAAGCGCAACGGGAATCCGAACATGCCGACGCAGAAGAGCATGGAACTGGGTTTGTTCGAGGTCAAGGAAACATCGATCGCCCATTCGGATGGTCATGTGTCGTTGAACTTCACGACGAAGGTCACGCCCAAGGGCCAGCAGTACCTCATCCAGAAGTATCTGGGCTGCACTCCCCTTGACTTGGAAGCGGGTGCGTGATGGCCGGTAGTCAAATCGAATCGTCTCTTGACGGCTGGCCGATCGCCAAGGTGGCGAGCTTCCTTGGTGTCTCGAAGGGCAGTCTCTACGTGTGGTCGTGCCACGACAAGTGGGGAGGCCGGTATCCGCCCGCGCCGAAACGCGTAGGCCGCAGGCTCGTTTGGAATCCACAGGAGGTCATCGACTACCGGGACCGGCGGTGCGCGATAAGCCGCAAGGAGCTGGTCTACGGCGAATAAGGGTTTCCCGGATTCAAAACCGGGAGAAAAGGAAGAGGTGCCGGCGTCGCACTGTCCAAGGTTCACGCCGGCACCAACATCACCAATCACATTGAAAGGAAAACAAGTGATGTCAGGACACAAGATTACCGGAATCCACGCCATCGGCGTCGAGATCCCGAAGGGAATGTCATTCAAGGAGCTCATGGAGCTGCTTGAGGGAGGAGAGGCTGAGTTGGAGAAGGAGTTGGACGAGGAGACGCGCCAGCCGGAAACCGGCAAGTGCGATTGTCCGGTGTGCGATCCAGACAAGGACACCGTGGAGGAAAGATTGTTCCATCCGGTCGATCAGTGGCAGCACGCCGTCGATGTGGCCAGTGACGTGCATGACGCGGCCGGCTCTCTCGAACACGCGCTGTTCGAGCTGGGTGAGAACCAGTTGGCGTTCGAGGCGTCGATGATCCTCAGCCAGTCGCTGACCCTGCTGCGTGCCATCCAACGCAAGCGCAAGGAGGTTGCGGAATGAGCATCGAAGCATTGCGTAAAAAGAAGCGTATGCGCCGACCCCGGCCGAGGTTAACGGACGGGCAGAAATCGGCCGTATTACTGGCTCTCACGTTCTGCGAGGGTTGGCTGGTCGGTTTCGCCGGCACGCATAGTCGCATCCCAAGTCCGGTGGGTACGCCGCAGTGGATGATAACCGGCTCGCTCGCATTGGCGGTCATCCTGCCGCTCATGTTCGTGGGAATCCTGTTGAAGTGGGGCGGCGATGGAACAGCCAAGTGAGTTCACGCTCTGCTTGCCGGGCGACCCGGTGCCGAAGGGCAGGCCCCGCGTCTACAACGGGCATGCGATCACTCCGAAACGCACCGTCAGGGCGGAGGAACGCCTGTTCGCGGAATTCCGGTTGAAATACCCGCAGGCGAAACCGTTCCAATGCCCCGTGCGCTTGGAGGCGGAGTTCTGGATGAGCCATAGGGGTCGGCCCGACCTCGACAACCTGCTGAAGCTGGTTTTGGATTCATTGAACGGCGTCGCCTACGTGGATGACGCGCAGGTCGTCGAATCGCATGCCACCAAGCGCATGCCCGACCTGTGGGTGTACGGGGCCAAAGGCAAATACCGGAAACGCAAGAGCGGCGACCCATACACGTGTTGCGGGCATGAGTACGAGCCACATCTCTATATCCGAATCAAGCCGCTCCCCGAATGGGAGCCGAAGGAAAAGAAACAATCATGAGCAAGCCTATCAACGAGCCGCGTATGGTGCAGCAGGCGCTGGTGTCGGACGAGGATCTGAGTTTCGAACTGGCGGCCCTGGTGCCGACGGCGAACGGCATCACGAACGCGGCCAGCACGTTCATCGACCGGGCGACCAAACTGTTGCTGTCCGACAAGATCATACTCACCAACGAGCAGCATACGGCCGTCGTGACGGCCATCGCCATCGCCCAACTGACCGTCAAGGAAGGCGCGGCCATATCGAAGCTGCTGCGCAACCCGGACACTTCAGCGGACATCATCGCCGGACTGCGACTCACCTCCAAGGACAGGCAGGATGCCTGACCGGCGTCTCTGGATGCCGCGTTGCAGGACATGCGGGCCACTCGGCAAGCCCACCGGCCTGGACGAGGCGGTCACCTGCTGCAACCGGCACACGAACCAGACCAAGCATCAGACGGCGTGGTATCCCACCCACGCCCAAATCATCGTGAAAGGCACACCAAATGACTGCGAATGACACGTCAACCATTGAAACCACGGAGGCCGTGAACCCGGACGGGGAATTGCGCCAAGGATTGTTCGCCGCGCAGGCGGCGCGCATCGTCGAACTGCAGGCCGAGATCGCGTCCCGTCAGGAGGAGGTCGACGAGCTGAAGGCCCGTATCCTCGACTCGCATCCGGCCGGCACCTACCAGGCCGGCAACCTGAAAGTGCAGGTCAAGCCGGGCGCGCGCCGCATCAACGCCGGCACGTTCGAAAAAGCCTACCCGGCCACCAAATACCCCGGAGCCTACCAGTTGCGGCCGCGCCCGCTCAGCCAGTTGGAGAGGCTGCTGTCGGCGGACGCGGTGGCCGATTACGCGGTGAGCGGCAAGCCCACGGTGGTGGTCTCATGAGCGCGGAACTGTCCAGCCTGGGCATCGCCCAGATCGTGGAAAGCGTTATCGCCGACTACGACCTGCACGACGAGGACGGCAACGAGCTGACCGACGACCTGTACGTCATCCGCTCCGAACGGCTCGACGAGCTGGGCCTCACCGTCGCCAGACGCATCCACAAGGCGACGCGCGAATTGGAGGCGCAGGGCAAGGGATTCAAAGACGTTCATTCGATGACCTTCGGCAGCGTACCGGTAATCATCATGCCGGCGGATGACGGCACCTACACGCTGCGTTTCGACAACGTCAACGAGGCGGTGGTCATCACACGGCTCAACCGGACCGCGTTGGCGGACATCAAGAAACAGATCAACGACTTTCTCAAGGAGGTGAAAACCCGTGAGCATGAATGAGGCCATTCTCGCCGTCGCACAAGCCCAACAGGGTGATGCGATCCCCGTGGACATACCGCCCATGACGCAGTCGGCACCCGATATGGGCAATCCGCCAGTCACTCCGAAAACCAAAATCGGCACCGTGGAGGAGCCGCAACTGTGGCCGGAGATTCGCCAGCTCATCGAAGCGGATATCGCCAACGCTCCGCGCGAACTGCAGCGTGAGATAGGCCCGTCCGAACTGGGCACGGACTGCGTGCACTGCCTCGCCGCGAAACTGGCGGGCTGGCCGGAGCGTCGCTCCCCGGGCTGGCTGCCGTTCATCGGCACGTGCGTCCACGCGCATTTCGAAACCATGTTCTATGACCTGAACGGGGAGCCGGCGTTCCAATTCCCCTACACGAGCGAGGACAACGTGACCGAGCTCGTGGAACGGTGGCGCTCGGAGTACCGGGTCACCGTAGGCCGGTTGCAGGGTTTGCACGGCGGCTACGACGTGACCGGCAGCATCGACCTATGGGACCGCAAAACCCGCAGCACCATCGACTGGAAGATAGTCGGCAACACGACCGTCACCAAGGTCAAGGCCCACGGCCCCTCGCAACAGTACCGGGTACAGGCCTCACTCTACGGCATGGGCCTGCAGAACGAGGGCGAACGAGTGGAGCGCAACTGCATCTACTTCCTGCCCCGCAACAAGACCAGTCTCGGCGACGCATTGCCCTGGGAGACGAGGTTCGACCCGGAGCCCGGCAAATGGGCGTTGAGCCGCGCCCAACTGCTCGTCAACCTCATGGACTGCGTGGAGCAGGCGGAAGGCCCCGACGTGCGCGACAGCTGGATCAAACAGTTGCCGGCGGCCGGGCCCGACAAATGCTTCTCATGCAAGGGCCGGGTCTGGCCCGACATGAGCGCGCTCCCCGAGTTCGACGCTAAGCCATGGCCGGACGTTCCCGACAAGTGGCTCCGACTCATCCCCCTAATCGAATCCGAATACCAATTCACCAAGTAAAAACAACGAAAGGAACACGACAATGTTCGGACAACCACAACCACAGTACGGTTACCCGCAGCAGGGGTACGGCTACCAGCAGCCCCAACGACAGCCCGCCCAGTTGAGTTCGCTCGGCGACCTGCTCGCCGGCAACAGCGCCAAAGCGTACTTCGGCGCGAACAGCCAGCCCGGAGACTCGGTGACCGGCGTCATCGAAAAAATCGAGACCACGCAGGTCAACGACTTCCAGACCAAGCAGCCCGCCTTCTGGAACGACGGACGCCCGAAGGAGCAGATCCACGTCATCATCCAGACCCAGTTGCGCGACCCGAGCGTGGATGACGACGACGGCCGCCGTTCTCTCTGGGTCAAAGGTTGGGGAATCCAGTTGAAGGCGTTTCGCGATGCCTGCCGTCAGGCGGGCGTGAAGATCCCGAAGCCGGGCGACACCATCACGGAACGGTTCGTGGGTCTCGGCCAGCGGGGCGACGCGCCCCAACCGCCGAAGGTGTTCGAATTCCACATCGAACCCGCGTCCAGCGTCAACAGTCTCGTCAACGGAAGCCAACCCCGGCAGCCTGTCCAGCAAGACTACCCGCAGCAGCAGTACGCTCCCCAGCAGCCCACGCAGACCCCGAATCAGGGGTATCAGCAGCCTCCGGTCGACCCATGGAACCCGCCGACGCAGCAGCAGCCGCAGCAGCCCGCCCAGCCGGTACAGCTCGGCCAGCCACAGCAGCAGGCTGATCCGATGAAGGTCAACCAGTTGAAGGCCGTGGGCAAAAGCCCGCAGGAGATCGCCGCATTGTTGGGCGTGCCGGTCGAAGCGGTCACCGCCGTCACCGACCAGGCGCAACCCCAATACCACGGGGGTTCCGAACAGATGCCGGAAACAGGTGAGTTCTAGTGGACGAGCTGCTGAAACACCTGCAGAACCAGTGGATCGAACTGGTGAAGGACATGGATTCCCTTGCCTCCGATCAGGTCGGTTTCCGTGACGTCGATTCGGAAAGCCTCCAGCTCATGAGCGTGAGGCTCGTGCTCCTGGGCTGGAACAAGAGCAAGGATTCCGACAAGGACTGATACCAGTCCCGACCGCCGTAGCCGTATCCAAGCGGCCCGCACGAATGCAAAGGCGTGCACGGCACCACACATATTCACATCACGTCAAAGGAGTTCCAGGAATGACCGACATCTACGGATACACGGCAGCCGCACCCATGTACCGTGCTGCTGGATGGATGCAGGTCATCCCCCTGCCCGAGGGACGCAAGACCCCGCCGCCGGCGGGGTTCACGGGGCGCAGCCGCAAGCCCGTCACCGACGAACAAATACAGTTGTGGAGCCAAGCCAACCCGAACGCGAACACGGGCATCGTCATCCCCGAAGGCGTGCTCGTATTGGACATCGACGCGGCGCAGGGCCATCAGGTCAAGGCGGACGGCGTGAAAGGCATCAGCGAGCTCTCTCAGGAACTGGGCATGCTTCCGGCCACGTGGAGCAGCACGGCGCACGGCATCGACTCGCCGGCACGCCACCTGTTCTACAAGGTGCCCGAGGGATTGGCGTGGAAGGGCGGCGCCATCGAGGGGGTCGACATCCTGCAGCCCGGCCACCGGTATTCCGTGGTCTGGCCGTCGATCCACCCGAGCGGCGAAATGTACTGCTGGTACACGCCAAGCGGCGCATTCGCCAGCACACTCCCCCACATCTCGGATCTGGCGACACTGCCATGGAAGTGGGTGGACTATCTGCGCAAGCCCGACAATATGTCGAACCCGAAGGAATTAAAGTGTTCGAATTCGAACACTTTAACCCCCTCGAATCCGAGGGAATACGACGACCGCATGTGCAAGGCCGTCAACACGTTCCTCAACAAGACGCTCGCCAACCCCGCTTCCAAAGGCTCAAGGCATGACACCACGCTGCAGGCCGTCTGGGCGTTGGTGAACTTCGCGCAGGAAGGCCATCGTGGAGCGCTCGACGCCATCAGCCAATTGAAGCCACGGTTCATCGCCGAGGTGGCCCCCGACCGTCAAGGCAAGGAGCGTGAGGCGGCGCGCGAATGGGCCAGCATTCTCAGTGGCGCGATGGAGAAGGTCAACGGCGTGCAATCGCATGTGGATCCGTGCGAGCAGTCGAAAATCGAACGCATGACGCCCGGCGAGTTCGACGAACTCACCCAAAACGCGGCTGCGAGTCAAATGGAGGAAAGTCACCCGGAAGCAGTTCAAAACACTGGAACAATGCCGGTTCAAGCCGGTTCAACACCCGTCGCATCGGTTCAAAACGGTTCAATGGAAAGTCACGAGGCAAGTAAAAACGCCTCCTCCAGCTGGCGGTTCGAGGACCTCACCCAGTTGGCGTCCGGCGTCGAACTGCCGCCCACGCCAACCGTGTTCCAACGCGAGGACGGCCAAGGCCTCTTCTACCGTGGCGCGGTCAACGACCTGCACGGCGAACCCGGCTGCGGCAAAAGCATGATCGCCCAGATCGCCACCGCCCAGGAACTCAAACAGGGACATGACGTGATC